CAAATAAAGGTTGATGATAAATGGATGAAAATTGGGTTTCCATCGAAAACTTTCCCGGATATAGCGTCAGTAGTTGGGGTAGAATTCGTACTGACAAGTCTGGAAGAATCCTGGCTCTAAATGAAAATCAATATGGGCTGGTACAGGTAGGTATGATGAGGGATGGTGTGCAATATCATAGGTCAGTTCCGCTCCTAGTATCTAAAGCTTTTATTCCTCAACCGGCTGGTCCATTTGATACCCCCATCAATTTGGATGGGAACAGATACAATAATCGAATTGATAATTTAGTATGGCGCCCTAGATGGTTTGCAATTAAGTATAATAGACAATTTCCTCGTGATTCTGAAGAGATCTATATTTCTGATCCACTGGAAGATTTAAAAACTGGCGAGATTAGTAAAAATTCATATGAGTGTATAAAAAAATACGGTTTGCTGGAACGTGATCTAGTTCTTTCTGTTTTGAATCGTACTTATGTTTGGCCCACATATCAGGAGTTTGCTATTAGATATTAATTAGTGTAGAAATCGTAGGATTTAATGGAGAGATGTAGAATAACGCTTTGTTTTTTCTACGAAAGAGGGGCTAACTGTGACGGAAGCCCAATACCAAGCCAAGGTAATCAAGAAACTGAAACTCATATTTCCTGGTTGTAGTATTATGAAAACCGATTCGAGCTATCGACAAGGTTTTCCTGATTTGCTAATTCTTTGGCATAAGAATTGGGCGTCTTTGGAAGTTAAAATTTCACCAGATGCCGATAGACAACCTAATCAAGATTATTATGTCGAGCGATTAAATGACATGTCCTTTGCTGCTTATATTTACCCCGAAAATGAAGAGGAGGTTTTGAATGCGCTTCAACAGGCATTTGAATCTCCAAGGGGAGCATGCGTTTCTTAGTCCTAGTCAATGGCATTGGATCCATTATTCTCCAGAGCGATTGATTGAGCGTTGGACTTCAGCTCAGGCCGGAGCTTATGGTATTGCGCAGCATGAGTATGCGCAAAGAGAAATTCAGGCAGGGCGAGTCTCTAATCTAGTAGGAACTGTCGGTATGTATATTAACGATGCAATTCGTTATAGGATGGTTACCGAACAAGTTCTATATTTCTCAGAAAATTGTTTTGGCACTGCTGACACGATTTGCTTTCGATATAATACTCTTCGAATTCATGATTTGAAAACTGGCGTTTATCCAGGATCAGTACATCAACTTGAAGTCTATGCTGCACTATTCTGTTTAGAGTATGATAAAGATCCGTTTAAAATTAATATCGAGTTGCGCATTTATCAAGATGATGAAGTTATCGTTTTCGATGCTGATCCAGAAGACATCATGTTTATCATGGAAAAAATTCAAGAGTTCGACAGAGTGCTTAATTATCGGAAATTGGAGGAAGAGTCGTGATTCGTACTGAAGAAGATCATCTTGCACATTACGGCATCCTTCGACGTTCTGGCCGTTATCCTTGGGGATCTGGTGGCACTCAAACTGCCCGCAATAGAAGCTATCTTCAGACGATTGCCGATCTTAAAGAAAAAGGGATGTCAGAAACCGAGATCGCCCGAGGTTTCGGTATTACTACTACGCAACTTCGTGAAGCACGAACAGTAGCTCGCGCAGAACAGAAAGAATCACAAAGACTTGCTGTTCAGCGTCTAGCAGATAAAGGCTGGTCCAATGTTGCCATTGGGCAACGAATGGGACTCAACGAATCCTCGGTTCGAGCTCTTCGTGCTCCAGGTGAAAAAGATAAAGTCACAGCAACTCGTTCTACAGCCAATATGCTTAAAAAGGAAGTTGATCAGAAAAAGTATATTGATGTGGGAAAAGGTGTTGAGGCTCATGTTGACGTTACTCGTAGTCGACTCGACAATGCTATTGCCCTTTTGAAAGACGAAGGCTACAAGATATTTAACATTAAGATTCCTCAGGTAGGTATTCCAGGTCAATTTACAGTAACGAAAGTATTGGCCCATCCGGATGCGACTTTTGGTGAAGTTTCAAGAAATAGAACTCAAATTCAACAAATTAGTAATTATTCAACAGATCATGGTCGTAGTTTCTTTGGAATTCAACCCCCTATCGCAATTAATCCTAATCGTTTGCAGGTCAATTATGCTGAAGATGGTGGCGCTGCACTCGACGGGGTTATATTTGTGCGTCCTGGTGTAAAAGATTTGCATATGGGAGCAGATCGTTATGGTCAGGTTCGTATCCAAATTGGCGATGGACATTATATCAAGGGTATGGCGGTTTATAGAGATGGTTTACCAAAAGGTGCCGATCTAGTATTCAACACTAATAAATCGAATACGGGTCGTAAAACTGATGCTTTGAAACCCTTGGAAGCCGATCCTGAACTTCCTTTCGGTTCGCTTGTTCGACAAATGCATGATCCAGAAACTGGTAAAGTAAATTCAGCAATGAATATTGTTGGACTTAAAGAAGGACAATATGTAGAAGGTGGTTGGGATAAATGGTCTCGAACACTTTCTTCACAAATGTTGTCCAAGCAAGATCCGGAACTTGCTCGACAGCAACTCAATTTGACTTATGAGCGTCGTTTAAATGAATACGATGAGATTAATTCACTTACCAATGCAACAGTTCGCAAAGATTTGTTAATGAAGTTTGCTGACCAAACGGATGCTGCATCGGTGCATCTCAAAGCGGCTAATCTACCACGTCAAGCAACTAAAGTTCTTCTTCCTGTGCCGTCTATGAAAGAAACTGAAGTCTATGCACCAGGATTGAAGAATGGCGAGCGTGTGGTTTTAGTTCGCTTTCCGCATGGTGGAACTTTTGAAATTCCAGAATTGAAGGTGAATAATCGAAATCCTGAAGCTAAGAAACTGATAGGAGGAACCGAGAAACTTAGCACAGACGCCATCGGCATCAATCACAAAGTTGCCCAGCATTTGTCGGGTGCTGATTTCGATGGGGATACAGTGCTTGTTATTCCTAATAGAAATAGGGCTGTAAAAAGTACCCCCGCCCTTCAGGAATTGAAGGACTTTGATCCGATGACTTATCGGATACCGAAGGATTCTGGAATTAAGCCCGTTAGCAATCGAACAAAGCAATTGGAAATGGGTAAAGTTAGTAATCTAATTACTGATATGACAGTCAAAGGTGCACCTGCTGAGGACATTGCACGTGCTGTCAAGCATTCGATGGTAGTCATCGATGCTGAGAAACATCAACTTAATTGGAAACAGTCTGAAAAAGATCAGGGTATTCTTCAATTAAAGGAAGAGTATCAAGGTGACAAGAAGGCGGGTGCTCAATCTATTATCAGTAAGCGGAAAGGTATTGAGCGGATTCCTGAGAGAGTTCCAAGACCGCCTCGTTTGGGTGGGCCTATTGATCCGAAGACAGGTAAGAAGGTCTATGTAACAACCGGACGTACGTACATAGACAAGAAGACGGGACTTCCTGCTGAAGCTAAGACAAAGATTGAACGTCTGGCTCTTGCTGACAATGCATACAATGTTGTCTCAAGAAGCCCCGCTCCTATGGAGATTCTGTATGCCGATCATTCTAATCGACTTAAAGCATTAGCCAATCAAGCACGTAAGACTGCTGTTGCAATTAAACCCCCCGCCCAATCTAAATCGGCCAAGAAAGTTTATGCGCCCCAGGTTGAATCCCTCAATGCAAAATTGAACACCGCCAAAAGAAATGCCCCCCTTGAAAGACAGGCCCAGCTCCTAGCAAATGCCCAGGTCACCCAGAAACGCCAGGCTAATCCGCATATGGAGGATGCTGAAGTTACCAAGATCCGACAATACGCATTAAACGAGGCCCGTAATAGAACCGGCGCCCAGAAAACAAAGATCTCTATCACTCAAGAAGAATGGAACGCTATTCAAGCGGGCGCTATCAGTCATACAAAGCTACAGGACATCTTGACTAATGCGGATCTTGATACGGTCCGGCACTTGGCTTTGCCACAGAAGCAGCAACTTCTGATGACATCTGCTAAGCAGCAGCGTGCCCAATCAATGTTGAGTGCTGGCTATACGCAGGCTGATGTAGCAGAAGCACTG